TACTGGTACGCGGAATGTTTTCGCGTCAACAGCCATACGATTGAACATTGGAGCAACAACTAGCTGCTGTTCCATTTCGGTGTAAATGTTTTGTGAGAAGTTGCTCAAGAACTGATCAACAGATGTGACTGCTTTCATCTTGGCACCGAATTTGGTGTCAAAAATGTCACGCTTGTTTAACAATTTAGCAACAAGAACGGCGTTAGCCATATCTTTTTCAGAATACTGAACTGCATTGCGGCTCTGCTCCTGGAAGTGCATTTTTGAGCGCTGCAGTGCAGCAATCTCTTCTTGGTATTTATTCATCTGAGCTTTAAGTTCTGCAACTTGCTCTGATTCATGCGGTGTATAAGCGGTATTGCTATCACCTTTAACCAGCATTTGCTGGTCAGCAGCGTCTGCTTCCTTCACGATAGCGTTTCCGGCCTCTTGGACCAGATCGGCAACTGCAGGCTCAGACACTTGAGCACGTGGTGCTTCTTTTTTGATCTCTTCAGCTGGTACAGCTTTAGTAAGATCGATTGTATCTACGACTTGATCAGCCATTTCGTCTTTCTCCTTATCAGAATTTTCGTGAAGCTCTTTAGTAGGGCTCTCGCTTATAACCGCGTCTTCACTTGTAGATTTTTCGACTTGTGAATGTTCTTCTGTTTTCACATTAACAACATTATCACAGTCTTCGCCATTAGCGTCAACCTCTAAAAATTTAAAGATTGGGTTTTGCTCTGTAGCGACGTTAGTGACTTTAAACATTTTTTCTTGATAGTTTACAAGATCACCATGTTGAAGTTTGCTAGCATCTTCGGAAAGCAAGTTTGTGAACGGGATAGATGCCATAGGATCTTTAATTTCAAGCTCCTCTTCATCATCCTTTTCCATACCAGTGACTACTTCCTCAGTTTCTGCTTTGACCTCAACTTCTTCAGTATCAGCTTTATCTTCAGTAGCTTCCTCAATTTCAGCTGTTTCTTCAACAACTTCCTCAGAAACTTCTTCTGATTTCACTTCAACATCAGTTTCAGTTACTTCAATCTCAGCTTCTTCAGCTTTGATTTCGGTAACTTCTTCTTCTTTTGAGTTACTCATTGCTTCCTCCTCGGTTGGAGACATCGGACGTTCGTTAATAACTTCGCCCTCCTCCGTGCTATGAATTGGAACACCTGCCATTGTAATGTCATGAGAATGCCCTTCGGCTTCTAATATAACACCTGCAACAACTTTGTGAGCGTGGTTTTTCATATGAGATGCGTAGGTTGTTACACCATTCCCACTCTCATCCATTTCAACTGTATGATAGTGACCATCGCTCATGTCGGTGATTCCTGCTTTAATTTTACGCATCTTCTTAATTTCTTCGGCGTCAGCCTCTTTTAAAGACTTTTTAAACTCGTTAAATTCTTCATCTGAATCAAAAGATTTTCTAATAGAGAAAAGAGAGTCTTGATTACAAGGAACAGAAACTACAGAAATTTCTAGCAGTTCTACCTCAGTAATCATCATAGAATCGTCTTCACGATTATATTTTCCATCTTTTACTCTAAATCCTACAGAAAAGCTTTTTAACGCGCCATCTTTAATTAGAGTTTGGACTCCGTGATTTTTTTCAGCTGCTTCAGAAACAGCACATTCAACAAAAATACCTTTTTTATCAACACGGATATTGTCAACACGACCTATTGGACAGTCATGTTTATGTTGATAGAGGAGAACTGGATTACGACGATAATTATCAACGCCTTTAGCCCATGCTTCAGCAGTAACAACATCGCCAGAGCGATCTTTTGCAGTAGTATTGGCATAACCAGCAATCTTTAAAGTATTAGAACCTTTTTTAAGTGCTTTAGTTTCGAAGGAACTGTTTAAATAAAGAGTTTTATTCATTAGTTGTATCCTCTAAATTATTAGATTCCTCTTGAGAGGGTCTTCCACCTTGGGATGCGTCTGTCGCACTACCCGTAATGTTCTGTGGTATTCTTATGGTATCATTATTTTCCATTTTTGGAAATCTTAATCCTTCACGAGCTTCATTTGGGGTGATAATTCCTGTGTTTACCAGAGTTGAGTAATAAACAGCTTGCGTCCTATTATCAGGCTGAAGGGCAGGAACACTGAGTCTATCTGGAGTGATAGTTACTCCTCCGTTAAAGAAGTGAGAAAAGGCTGAACAGAATTGATTTAAGATAGGTAAGATGGTATGTAAATAAAATAGCTTTTGATTTGCATCGATATTAGCATTATTACCAGATTTTAAAAGAACATAAGGCACGCCTAGTGCCTTTGCCATATCTTGTTGAATTCTTTCGATAGAGTTCTCAAAGTCAAGTTGATCAAAAGACTTAGTAGAAAACTCATCAATCTTTAATCCGCCATCTAAAATTGCGGGATTTCTAGCCCCATCAAAAATAGTAGTATAAGAAGCTCTCCAAGATTCTAGAAGTCTTTCTTTAACTCTTTTTGAAAGAATATTATCAGTAGTTAAGACAAAACCTGGAAGTGCGTTGTTCTTAAAGAATTGACGTTGAAACTTAATCATATAGTAATACAGTTCCATTAAGCTAAGAATAGGCTTAAGTTTGGACGTGCCTCTAAAAATTGATAATTCATTTTCAGCCATAACATGAATTATTTCGTAAGGCTCAAAACGAATTGATTCAGCTTTAGACGTTTGTTTACCGCGACCAAAACCATAGAAGTCATTAGCTTGTTGGTTATGAACTAAATAATTATAATGAGACACAAAAGCACGATCATCAGGAACTACTTCAACATCATTAGCTGGTAATAAGTAGAGAGATTCACCGTCATAGTAGAAAAAAGCATTACCATCTAAATGAAAATCTAAAAAAGCTCTTCTAAATAACCTAGCACGATCCTCAAAAGGATTAGGCTTTATATTCATTAGTTTATTTACTTTTTTAGCAGAACCACCACTGATGTTAAGTGGTATCTCTGTCAATGCATTGATTACCATCTCTACAGAGCGATGAACAACTTCAATCTCTCTATACGCCTGTTCATAATCTACAATAGTTTCGGGAGACGCAAAAGGTTCAAGAGAAGCTATAGAAGGCTGTGCAGGGTTAAGCTTTTCTGCTACCCATTCTCTGAAACCGCGTCTATCATTATCTGCCATGTTTTTCCTTTTGAATGTCCAACCAATTTTTAATTTTAAGAGTTAAATGATTAGAGTATCGTTGCCCATAAATTGTGTGTAACCTCTGATGATGAGATTTACATAATGTGAATAAGTTGTGATGGTCTAAACTTTCCTTACAGTCTACTGCAAATTTCTCACGAAGGGAAGTAATTTTTTCAACAGTATCAATTTCAGTAATCTTATTACGAGTACACCAGTCATTAAATAACTGACTCACAGAATAAAGGTGATGAAGCTCTAAGTTCTCAATAGAACCACATACATAACACTCATCACGCAATTTATAATCTTTCTTAATATAATCTCTTATATATTTGATAGGAAATCTTTTTAACTCAGACATTTTTGTAGCACTTCCCAACGTTTAATGAAATGATCTGGATGTTTATTTAAGCCTACATCCCCTTCTCCTAGATTTAACACTTTTCCAGAAACAGTAGGTAGATGCGTGTAATTCTTAAGTTTTTTAACAAGGTAGCTTACAAGAATATCGTCCCCTCTTGTTAAATGAATATTGGCTAAAATATCAGACTTAACACTATCAAGACAAGATTGTTTTACCATAATTACTGAACCTACTAAAAAATCAACTTGTGCAGCTGTGCACCAAACATCTTTAAGTTGTTTATAGTGTTTTGCCTTAGAAACACCATGCTTACCGTATATACCTACTATGTCTTGTTGCATATCATACATCTTTTTTATTAGTAAGGGATGAGGCAGTAAATCATCATCTAAAATTAACTTATACTCTTCTGGATAGTCAAAACATCTAACCCAACGTTCAATACAATACTTATTTTTTGTATTATCTATCACATCAACTTTAGGATGGCTAAAAGGTTGGAGTGGATTATTGTTAATAACAGTGATTTTAAAATTTTTATGTAAAGAGTCGCAAATCGCTTTTACGTTATTTGGTCTTTTATAGTTTAATAGTATAATTCTAAGCATAAATTGATATGTTACTCATTTTTTGGTGTGTGTATATTGCATATCTAACAGCATCACAAGGGTGAGAAGCCCAATCGTGAACAGCTTTAGGAGTTTCTGTATTAGGATTCCATTTGTATGCTGCCATTGCAGAATAAGTGTGTCTTGCCCCTTCAGTATCAAAGAAAAGTCGATCTTGCTGAATTAAAACTTGTACAGAGTTTATACCGTCGTTTACGGACTTAATAGCATTTTCACAGTAAATATCATAATCGTATGCAAAATCTGCTTTTACTTGTTGAGCTGCAGAATCAATGTAAATAGTATCAATCGACCACTCATCTATTTTTTCTGCAATTGCTGCGGCTAGTTCTGATGTAGTTGATTCTTTTGATATAAATTCGTCTATGATAAAGTAATTATCACCATCTGTACCTATAACGACAAACACATTCTCATCACGATATCCAACGTCTAGACCTGCGATAACTTCTGAAAAACGTTCGCCTACAAAGTCTCCAATATGCTTATCTTCGTCTAAATCTAAGTAAATCTGTGCTTCTGTAGTTGTCCACTCGCATTCATATTCTTGTAAATAAAGAGCTTTGGTAATCGACCTTTTAGCTTCTTCAACATCTTTTTCAGATAAGAGAGGATTAGAGCGCCAAGTGTGGATAGAAGCAGCCCAATCGGGATACTCAGGGTCATTTCCTCGTAGAAAGTAGTCATAGAGATAATTACCTTTACCACGAGGGGTTGAAATCCATAAACATCGGGAATCTTGAAAAGTAGAGAGAGCAGGACGCAAGTCACGTGTATAGTATTCCTCATTAGGAATAATAGCTGCCTCATCAACAATTAGTAGATTTGCAGCTCGGCCTACAAGAGAATCACGGTTATTAGCAGAAAGCAGTCTAAATATCGAACCGTTTATTAGTTTTATAACTTTATCTTTTTGATTGTAGCGGTCAACTTCTATTTCAAGTTGCTTAATAAGGTCGCCTACATAATCCCAAATAATTGACGATAGAGAAAAGTTAGGAGCGACAACCATTACTTGTTGTCCAGGCTCTAAAAGCTTTGCAAAGGCTAGGATAGCAGCAGCATATGATTTACCTGTACGACGAGCAGCAATATGAACACAAAAGCGTGAAGAATCTAAATTCTCTACCATTGCCCATTGTGATTCATTAAATTGTACAGGAGTAGGAAGTTTGTCTAAAAGACGTTGGATTTTGATACGAAAAAATTTATCACTCATCTAGGAAATACATTAATAATCATTGTGGCAACAGAAATTAAAGTTACTGCGAGACCGCCTATCCATAAAAGAGTCTTAAGAGAGGCACGACCTGTAGTAGCCAATTCTCGAATCTGTTCTATCTCTTTATCCATTTTACACATTTGTGTTTCCATACGTTCAAACATCTTAACAATGTGTAGATAACGTTCTTCACAAACAGCCTCATGTGACTGAATTTCTGCTTTATTATTCTGAGAACGCTCATGAAGTCGTTCAATCTCAATTTGTATTTGGTCTAATTCACGAACGTCGTTCATCGGTACACCTTAAATTTTAATTATATAATTCACTACTTCTGTTGGTAGTGTAGTATTCACTGAAAAGTTATTTACAGTTAAAGAAGGAACTGTAAGTGCTGGGATAGATAGACCAGGAACAGACAAGGCTGGAATAGATAGTCCGGGAACAGATAGACCAGGAACAGATAACCCAGGAACAGAATGATTATGGTTATTCACAGTGAGAGAAGGTATGCTGTGTGTGTGGTTGTTAACTGTTAACGAAGGAATAGTCAAACCAGGAACTGAGTGACTATGGTTATTCACGGTGAGGGAAGGTATGCTCAAAGCAGGAACAGATAGAGCAGGAACAGACAGACCAGGAATTGAGTGAGTATGGTTTGCTTGGTTTACCCCCGATACAACAGTGATCTGTGATGTATCTTTAGTACCTGAACCAAGAGTGTCGTTTCTATTAACGGAAGATACGGTCAAGTCTCCAGCACCGTCAGCACCTGTAGTACCACCGCCAGTAGTACCAGTACCTGTGTTTGATGTTCCGGTATTTGCCGCTACGGTAGAAGATTGAGAGTTCCCAGAAGTACCGGTACCAGTAGTTGAGGCAGCAGTAGTAGAGGTAGCATTAGCAGTAGTTGAAGCAGCAGTAGTAGAGGTAGAGTTCCCAGAAGTTCCAGTACCAGTAGTTCCGGTGCCTGTGGTTCCAGTACCAGTAGTACCAGTACCTGTATTATCTGAACCTGTAGTACCACTACCTGTGTTTGAAGCAGCTGTTGTAACACCAGATTTAGTAGCTGAAGCTAAGACACTACTTCCACCAGCAGAGCCTGTAGTAGTACCAAGGGTGCCGTTGTTAGTTCCTTTGCCTAGAGGAACTTTATCTCTTAGATCAGGCACATTAAAGGTTGTAGAGCCGTCGCCAACGCCATAACCAGTGCCAATCACAGCAAATAAACGAGCATAGGTTGAACGAGAAACCGCAGAGTCATCACAAAGAAGCCAACCAGTAGGAGCT